TATTGGCGAATATGGTTTATATAGGTCAATTTGTCCCTATTGATTGTCCTTTAATGGAAGCAGAATATAAAGGTAAAGAAGTAGAACTTAACGAACCTAAAAGAGGCGGCGATAAAAAGTTCTATGTTTACGTAAAAAATGATAAAGGCAATGTGATTAAGATCCAGTTTGGAGATACCACAGGCCTGAAAGCAAAAATTAATGATCCAGAGGCAAGAAAGAGCTTTGCTGCTCGCCATCAATGCGATCAGAAAAAAGATAAGACTAAGGCCGGATATTGGTCCTGTCGTCTTCCATATTATGCTAAACAACTTGGTCTTTCGGGAGGAGGCAACTTCTTTTGGTAAGACCATATCAGGATAATGATAGTGTTCGAATATTTAACTCCAATGTAGATAGTTCTGAGTTAGTTTGGCACCGTGATAGAGAAGATCGAACTGTTACAGTTTTAGAAGGAAATGGGTGGTCATTCCAATATGACGATTCATTACCATTTGAGTTGAAACATGGAGATCAATTTTTTATAGAGAAGATGACCTATCACAGGTTGCTAAAAGGTAATAATCAGCTTAGGGTTCTAATAGAGAAACACTATGGATAAAAACTTAGAAGAACATATCATGCGAGACGAGAGACGCTTAGATCGCATTGAAGAAAAAATCGACCGCTTATCTGAAACAGTTATCTCTTTAGCGCGGGCTGAAGAAAAGCTTGTTAATCTAGAAGAAGATCGTAAGATTATCAATGACCGTTTGAACTCACATTCAGATCGTATTGATAGAGTAGAAACAAAAATCGACGAAACGACCATTACAGTAAGAGTAATTAATAGAATCTTCTGGATTGGTATAACTGTAACTGCGGCTGCTTGGGCTGGCCAATTATTTATGAACATGTAAGGAAAAGCAATGGACACTATCAATAAAACATTAGCTCAAGCGTACTTAGATATGTATGAGACAAAAACAAAAACCGAAAGAAAAAGCTGGGTGCCAGAAGCAATTGCTGATGAAGACGTAGCTGACTTTATGGGTGCTGCAGCAGCTGCCGCAAAAGCCGGTAAAAAAGAATTTAAATTTGGTGATAAGACATACAAAGTCACCATGAAAAAATCAACTGTAGATGCAATTAACGATGAAGCTGAAGAAGCTTGCCCAGATTGTGGTAAAGTTCATGAAGGTTCATGCATGAAAGAATCACCTGAAGAGCCAAGAGCAAAAGGCGAAAAAGAATTCAAAAAGATGCATGATGACAATACTGAAATCACCGATGAAAAAGATGGTGAAGATGAAACATTTGACAATATCAAAAAGTCAGCCGATTCAATCAAAAAATAAGGTATGACTAATGGCTCAATATTCTGCACATAGACAGGAGTGGTTTGGATCAGTAACTAATAGCAACATTTTTGAAGTTGTTATGATCGCTGATAAAGACGGTAACATTATTAATTCTTCAGGAATTAGTTCTAACATCTATATTTCTGCAGGATTAGTTGACGGTTGGGCCAATGTGCATAAGTTTGGTGCTGTGCCATCTATGTCTCAAAATACCTCTGGTAGTATTTGGGATGTAGATGATACATATTATCCTTGGGATGCTTTTGATACTCCATCAGCTCTAACTATTAGTACCACAGCTTTTAACGGCAACGCATCATCTTTAGATGATGGTATTACGGTTCATGTTTTAGGCTTAAATGAAAACTTTGAAGAAGTAGAAGATACCTTTACTATTTCTGGTAATTCTGCTACAGGCACTGTAGTTTTCAAAAGAGTTTATAGAGCATATATTGATGGATCGGCAGCAAATCAAACACAAATTAGAGTATCAAATACCACAGCTGAAGTATTAAGAATCAACATTGGTAAATCACAAACACTTATGGCTATTTACACAGTCCCTGCAGGTAAAACTGGCTATTTGCTTCAAGGGACATCTACTTGTGCAGCAAATGCTGATGCTACAATAGATATGTTTGTGAGATACTTTGAACAAGATTCGTTTAGAATTGGACATACTGCAGAAGTTGCTGGTGTTGGAGGCCAATATACATATCAATTTGGTGTTCCAATTAAAATTCCAGAAAAATCTGATTTAGATATTAGAGCTGAAGTTAGATCAAATAATGCTAGAGTAACTGCTGCGTTTGATCTAGTATTAGTTGACAATGAAATATAGGAGATAAATTATGGCTGTTCCCGGATGGTTAAAAGACGCAATTGCAACACCTCGTGGTTTTATTAGTAAGAAGGGTGAACTATTAAAAGCCCAGCGTATGACTGCACAGCAATGCGATGAATTTAATAATCGTAAAAAAGAAGAACCAAAGACTATCAAATTGGATCTATCCACAGTAATTCCAACTGTGGTCTCTGAACCAGAAATTGAAGTAGTTGAAGATGAAATGACAGACACTCATTCAAATATTGAGATTACTGTTACTGGTGCAGATGAAGATGGTGATGGTGTTATATCTGAAGATGAATTAAAAAAGCTCACAAAAGCAAAGTTAGAAAATATTGCTCGTGATTATGGCATTGAATTAGATCGTCGTAAAACAAAAAAAGCATTATTAGAAGAACTACTTGAGAAAATTGCTGAATAAATAGATATAACATAATCTATTTTATTGAGGCATTAATGAAAATTTTTGAGCGATTGAATGAAGAGAACTTTCTCTTATACGCAGCAAATAATTATAAGAATCCAAACTGCACAGACGCAGAAGAATTTTATGACGATTTGAATCGGTTTAAGTATATCAAAAGACTACTTGGTAGATATTATAATGACGATGATTTGCAAGAAAGATTAATACTAAATCATGTTGTAATTTTAGCAAATGTTTTTGGAATTGAAGCAGCAGTAAAAATGTTGTGGTATAAAGTAAATAAAGAGCATTGGCCGGTAATTAAACCAATGCTAATCTATTTAAATTATATTACAGAAAAAGAAAAAATGGATGTTCCTTTAGATCCATTAATAATAGAAAGACTTAGGAAAATTTAATGGGTGTAGTCTCTAGAACAGCTGACTTATTTTATGCTTATAGATTTATTAAGCTACTCGTCACGCCTTGGGAAAAAACAGAAGCTTTTGAATTAGGCATCATTGACGATGACGGTAAAGTCGTTAAAAAGACTAGTCAATTGAAAACTTCTGAAGAAAAATCTGCATATACAGTTTTTCATCGTCTCGTATTTAATATTAAAAGATTGTTAAGTAAACTTCCGTTTGGTAAAACCAAATTGGCTTCTTGGGCAACGGCATTATTCTTAATTAAAGAAGAAACTGGTATGACCGAAGAAGAGATTGTAAATGTTTTAAAGAAAATGGATATTGATTTCGATGATACTTTATTCGAATCAACATGGCATATGATCGGTGAACAATTACAACCAGGAGTTTATAAGCTAGCTCATGATACTGTTTCACCAATCACGGGTGAACCTATTGCTTTGAAAGGTACTAAAATTAAAGTATTTGAGGATACACTTCCTGAAGGACACATGCTTGGTACACCAATATACAGAGTACTACATCTAAAAACTAAGCAAGACATTTTAGTAAATCCCGGAGAAATTATCCGATGAAATCTTTCAAAGAAATTAGAGAGACAGCTGCAAATGCAGTAGCCGGTGGAGGTGTTGACCTTACTCCATCAGCAGATCAGATTCTATTCAAAAAACGCGATAAGCGTAGAAAAGAAGATACTGATTCTATGTTTAGACGATCTCAAGGTTTATCGTTTATTAACGCTATGTTGGAGCGTAAAAACAAAAAATAGTGGTTTACAATGCTTAAAATATATGGTATAATTATAGTAATGGGTTTGTTAGGAGGGCTTGGCTTTGGAGTTAAGTACTACTACGATTCAACACAAGCAAAGATTGAACAATTAACTGCTGAAAAGCAAATCTTAGATCAAGCTGTTAGAACTAATGAAGCAACTATTGGTCGACTAAAAGAAGATGCCGCACGCCAACAGGAATTGAACAATGAGCTTCAAGCTAATTTAAGAGAAGCTGAAGTTGGGCTTGATCAGATTCGTGCTACTTTATCTGATCATGATTTAACACGTCTGGCTTTACGCAGACCAGGACTTATTGAAACGAGAATTAATAATGGAACTAAAGACGTTTTTGACCAAATCGAAGTTGACTCCGGCGCTACTCCTCCTGTCAGTAGTACTCCTGAGTAGTGGATGTAGTACATTCAATACTGAACCACGTATTCAAACAGTAACTGAATATGTAGGTCCAAACATTATGATTCAGCCAAGACCTAAACCGGTCAATATGGCTGATGTAAAATTTGAAGTAGTTACTGAAGAAAATCTAGAAGATTTTATTGAACAATTCAGAAAAGACTATGGTGAAGTGGTATTCATTGCAATGCCAGTACGTGATTATGAGCGTTTAGCTATTAATATTCAAGACATTCGTCGGTTTATTAATCAGCAATCTCAAGTACTTGTATATTACGAGACCGCAATCTCCGAAGCTTCAGATCAAGCAAATGAAAATAATTTGCAAAATAATGAATAATAGCGGTTTACAAAAGTCGTAATCTAATATATAATAGACCCAATAGAAATAGAAAATATTAAGCTAACACGTATGGTGTTGGCAATGCAAACTTTTCTCTGAAGCAACGGAGTATTTAATGAACCAACAGATTTTAGTTACTAAGAGAGATGGTCATAAAGAACCATTTGATCTTGATAAAGTACATAAAGTACTTGAATGGGCAACAGACGGAATTACTGGTGTCTCAATTTCAGAAATTGAATTGAAAGCAAATATTCAATTATATGATAAAATTCCAGCTTACTCTATTCATGAGCTGCTTATTAAGTCAGCGGCAGAACTTATTTCTGAACATACACCAAACTACCAGTATGTAGCTGCTCGATTAGTTAACTATAAATTGCGTAAAGAAGTATATGGCAACTATGAACCATCTTCACTACTAGAACTAATTAAACATAATGTTGACCGTAAAGTATACGATGCTGAGATTCTGAAAAAATATAATGAAGATGAAATTGCAACATTAGATACGTTTATTAATCATGGTCGTGATGATAACTTTACCTATGTTGCAATGGAACAATTTCGTGGTAAATATCTAGTACAAGACCGTGGAACTAAAACAATTTACGAAACACCGCAAATGGCTTATATGCTAATTGGCGCTACGCTATTTGCCGACTATCCACGTGATACTCGTATGAAATGGGTGAAAGATTTTTATGATGCTGTTTCTCAATTCTTTATTTCTTTGCCTACTCCTATTATGGCTGGCCTTAGGACTCCAACACGGCAATTTAGCTCTTGTGTCCTTATTGAGTCCGGTGATAGCCTTGATTCTATTAACGCAACTTCAACTTCTATTGTAAGATATATTTCCAAGAAAGCCGGTATTGGTATCGGCGCTGGTTCTATTCGCGCAATTGGTTCTAAAATTAATGATGGATCTATTGTACATACAGGTCTTATTCCTTTCTTGAAGTATTTCCAGTCAGCAGTAAAATCATGTTCACAAGGTGGTGTTCGTGGTGGTGCAGCTACAGTATATCTTCCAGTATGGCACTATGAATTTGAAGATCTTGTTGTATTAAAGAACAATAAGGGTACTGAAGAAACACGTGTTCGCCATATGGACTATGCATTTCAATTCAATAAATTGATGTATGAGCGTCTTTTGACTAATGGTAATATTACTTTCTTCTCACCAGATGAAGTACCAGACCTATACGACGCATTCTATGCAGATCAAGATAAGTTCAAAGAACTTTATGAAATGTATGAACGTAAAACTTCTATTCGTAAAAAGGTAATGTCTGCAACAGAAGTATTTTCTCAGTTCTTGAAAGAGCGTAAAGATACTGGCAGAATTTATCTAATGAATGTTGACCATGCGAATAATCATGGTTCGTTCTTACCAGAAGTTGCTCCAATTCGTATGTCAAATCTTTGCACTGAAATTGATTTGCCAACTAAACCATTGAGCTCTTCAGATGATACCGAAGGAGAGATTTCATTATGTACTCTTTCAGCAATCAATTGGGGACTAATTAACGATCCTCAAGATTTTGAAAAGTATTGTACTCTTGCTGTTCGTGCTCTTGATGCTTTACTTGATTATCAATCTTATCCAGTGCCAGCAGCAGAACGATCAACTAATGATCGTCGTCCATTGGGTGTTGGTATTATTAACCTTGCTTACTTTTTGGCAAAGCGCGGTCTAAAATATAATGATGCGTCATTAGCAGAAGTTGATAAGTATGCTGAAGCATGGTCTTATTATCTTATTAAAGCATCTGCTGATCTCGCAACTGAGAAAGGCTCTATTCCAAAGAATAATGAAACCAAATATGGTTATGGCATTCTTCCAATTGATACCTATAAAAAAGAGGTTGACGATCTTATTCCTCATGAAGAACGTATGGATTGGGAAGGATTACGTCAGCAACTAAAAGAAACTGGTATTCGTAATTCTACGTTGATGGCTCTGATGCCGGCTGAAACTTCAGCTCAAATTTCAAACTCAACAAATGGTATTGAACCACCTCGTGCCTTGGTATCCTATAAGCAATCAAAAGATGGTGTAATGGCTCAGGTTGTTCCTGGTTACCACCATCTAAAAAATAAGTATGATTTGCTATGGGAACAAAAATCACCAGATGGTTATCTAAAACTTTGTGCTGTTCTTCAAAAATATATCGATCAGGGTATTTCTGTGAATACTTCGTATAACCCTGAATTCTTTGAAGAAGGTAAAGTACCAATGTCTCGTCTAATTACAGATATGGTTACATTCTACAAGTATGGCGGAAAGCAAATGTACTATAACAATACATTTGATGGAGCGGGCGAATGGAACGATAGTCCTGAAATTAAAGATTTGCCTACTGCTATGGTAGATGACGATGATTGTGAATCATGTAAAATTTAAGGTTTACATTGGAAACATTATTGTTTATAATACTAACTATACCACAACTATTAACGCATGAGGAAATAAATGGCGTCAGTTTTTAAACAAAAGCAGAAATCACACCTAACATCTACAATGTTCTATGATGAAGGTATTGATATTGCTCGCTACGATCAAGTAAAGTACCCTGAACTAGATAAGATTACTGATAAGCAATTAGGTTTCTTTTGGCGCCCAGAAGAGATTGATGTATCAAAAGATAAAGCTGATTTTCGTGCACTCACGAAACATGAGCAACATATCTTTACATCCAACTTGAAGCGACAAATTCTACTTGATTCTGTTCAAGGTCGTGGTCCAGTTGAAACACTATTACCTGTAGCATCTTTGCCTGAGCTTGAACCATTGGTTATGGCTTGGACATTTATGGAAACAATCCATTCACGTTCTTATACTCATATTATTCGTAATGTGTATGCTAATCCATCAAAAGTATTTGATGAAATGCTCGATATTCAAGAGATTGCAGATTGTGCTACAGATATTTCTCGTTATTATGATGAGTGCATTGAAGCAAATTCATGGTATAATCTATTGGGTGAAGGTGTTCACACAGTCAATGGCAAAGAAGTTGATGTAGATCTTTATAATGTAAAAAAGAAACTTTGGTTGGCTCTTAATTCAATTAATATTCTCGAAGGTGTAAGGTTCTACGTATCGTTTGCATGTTCTTGGGCATTTGCAGAACTTAAAAAGATGGAAGGTAATGCTAAAATCATTAAGTTTATTGCACGTGATGAGAATACACACTTAGCTGCTTCTTCGTTTATGATTAAAGTACTTCCAAAAGACGATCCTGACTTTGCAAAAATCAAAGAAGAGTGCGAAGATGAAGTCGTAAAAATGTTTGTTGATGCTGTGAATCAAGAAAAGCTTTGGGCAGATTATCTATTTAAAGATGGTTCTATGATTGGTTTGAATGCTAAACTATTGTATGATTATATTGAATGGATTGCAAATAAGCGCATGAAAGCCATTGGTGTTCCATCTCCTTATTCTGTTCCACAAGCAAACCCACTCCCTTGGACTGAAAAATGGATTGGCGGAGGCAACGTACAAGTTGCTCCACAGGAAACAGAAATTTCCTCTTACGTTATTGGTGGCGTAAAACAAGATGTAGATGAAAATACATTTAAAGGCTTGAGTCTTTAATTTGTATAGATAACAACAACTATAATCTAATATGAGGAAAGCTTTATGAGCAACGTAGTTTGTCAAGATTGCGATATCGAGTACGCAGTAAAATCTAAAGAAGCCGATGAAGAAGGTATTATTGCTGCATTTTGCCCCTTTTGTGGATTTGAAACCACAGATGAATTAGACTTTGACGATCCTGATTATACTAATGCTAAGACAGAAGATGATTGGGACGAGGACGACTGGGACGATTAGTCGATGTTTTCTGACTAATAAATATACCATATAATAGCAATATGGTTAATTTATGATACAGTGGACTTATGAAGGAAAGCCTTTTGATTCTGATCAAATAGAAGATTATGTTGGATTCGTATATTTGATTACTGATCTTACTAATGATAAGAAATACATTGGCAAAAAGAACTTTTGGTCTGTACGACGTCTACCACCATTAAAGGGAAAAACTAGACGTCGTACAGTCAAAAAAGAATCTGACTGGAAAGAATATTTTGGTTCAAGCGAATATGTAAAACTATTACTTGAAGAGTCTGGTCAAGAAAGGTTTAAGCGAGAAATAATTCGCCTTTGTAATTCAAAGGGCGCGATGAGTTACTATGAAGCTAAAGAACAATTTGATAGAGAAGTTCTTTTTAGCGACGAATATTACAATGAGTTTATAGGCTGTAAAATTCACTCAAAACATGTAAAGTAAGGATTACCACATGCCTGACAATGTAATCCAGTTTCCAAAAACACGAGCAGCAAGTAATACTACTCGTAAGAAATTGGAAGCAATGCAATTATCTAGAGTTCATTATGAATCACTAGCTTCTGAAGCTATGGATGCAATTGCACAAGTTTTAGCAACAAATGGTTACCATCCACTTAAAGAAAAAGATATGATTCGTGACATGGGTGTTATTATGAACATGCTTGTTGCAATGATGTATCGTGTCGATGGAGAAGTTCACTTCTTACAAGAACCAATGGAGGAAATTCATGACGTTCTGAAATATGTAAAAGAATTAAATGATAAAAAGATGAATGAGCTGTTTACAGACGACGATTAGTGTGATATAATATACTAAATAAATGAGGAAGTGACATGATTATTATTGACTACAATGCAATCGCAATTGCCAACATTATTACACAAAAGCTAGATATTCAAGAAGATATGATTCGCCATATGATTCTGAATTCTATTCGTATGTACAACAAAAAGTTCCGTAAAGAATACGGCCAAATGGTTATTGCCACTGACTCTTCAAACTGGCGCCGTGATGCATTTCCACAGTATAAATTTAAGCGTCGTGATGGTCGTGAAGAATCAACTTTAGATTGGTCTGAAATCTTTCGTATTATTAATTTAGTATTTGAAGAGATTGGTGATAATCTACCATATAAAACTCTTAAAATTGATGGCTGTGAAGCTGATGATATTATTGGCACTCTTGTAGAAAACACTCAAGAGTTTGGCCAGCATGATGAAGTTATGATTGTTTCTGCTGATAAAGACTTTATCCAATTGCAGAAATATAATAACGTCCGCCAATTTTCACCAATGACTAAAAAGTTTATTCAAGATCCTAATCCACGCAGATATCTGTTTGATCAGATTCTTAAAGGTGATTCCAGTGATGGTGTTCCTAATATATTCAGCCCTGATAATACTTTTGTTGATGGAATACGACAATCTCCAATGACAAAGAAAAAGATGGATATGTACTTTGAAAATGCTGAAAATCTTCAAGGTGTAATGGAGACTGAGCATTATCGGAACTATTGCCGAAACAAGAAAATGATTGATCTATCTGAAACTCCACAAGAACTAAAAGACGCTATTATAAATAGATACGATAACCAAAAGGTAACACATAAATCTAAAGTGCTTAATTACCTTATTAAGAAACGTTGTAAACTATTAATTGAGAGTGTAGAGGAATTTACTTAATGAAATTGATGATTCATGAAGTTCTTGAAAAAGCTGCAGAAGCAAGTTCAAAAGAAGACAAAATTAAAATCCTTCAAGAGAATAATCACTTAGCATTGCGTGATATTCTTCGTGGTGGAATGGATGATACTATTACATTCAATCTTCCAGAAGGTAAACCACCACATGACGATCCGAATCGCGTAGGATTTTCTCGTAATTCGCTTTATAATCAAACAAAGCGATTCAAGTATTTTGTAAAAGGTGGACCAGGCGAAAACATGCACCCCGCCAAACGGGAGAAAATGTTTATTGGTATATTAGAAACTATTCATCCTAAAGAAGGCGAACTGCTGGTTCTAATGAAAGATAAACGCTTAATTAAATCAAATAATTCAGCACATTATTCAGGAATTACAAAAAAATTAGTACAAGAAGCATTTCCAGGGTTAGTTCGAGAATAAAAAAAATATAAATAACTATATGAGTATATTATTAACGTTTCACTCATAATCGATCAAGGGATCATGCTACACTTCGTGGCAGGTCCCTTTTTTATTGTTTACTTATATAGGAGGCTTAACTATTCGTACCCAAAAAAATTCCAAAAGAACTAATTATACAGAGGAATGTACAATGAATAACTCACAGATTGATAGATTAAAGCGAGACTGTAGGGAGATGGACTTTTTTATAAAAAGACAAGAAAAACGGGGAAATAGTAATAAGGCTTACACGCTTCAAAAGAAGCACGATTATATGAAATCCAGAATAGAGGAACTAGAAGAAATTTTAGCAGCATAAAGTTGTGTACATCCTCACTGGACTATGTTATAATAATAGTATATGAAAGTGAGGATGTATCCATGAATTTGTTCATACTTGATAAAGATCCAGTCAAAGCGGCTCAGCTGCAGTGCGATAAGCACGTAGTTAAAATGATTGTTGAATCAGGCCAAATGCTATCAACAGCTCATCGTATGTTGGATGGCGATGAAACCAGACGTCCATCTAAGTCTGGTAAAACAAATGGAAAATATTGGGTACATCCCAATGAAAAGATGGAATCCATTCTTTACAAAGCAGTTCATATGTACCACCCATGTACAGTGTGGACTATGCAATCAAACAATAATTACAATTGGCATTATATTCACTTCATTGCTTTATGCGATGAGTATAAATATCGTTATGGTAAAACACATGCTACTGATACTCTACTTAGAGATGCTTTAGCCAAACTACCTAAAAATATTCCGGTTGGTTACCTTACGCAGCAACCGTTAGCAATGAAATCAAACCCAGAGTGTATGTTTGAAGACGTTGTAAAATCTTATCGTGCATTTTATCAAACAAAACAAAGTCGTTTCAAAATGGCTTGGACGGGAAGGGAAGTACCACAATGGTTTCAACAGAACAACAACTTGAGTTTGAATTCATGAAAAAAGAACCAGACCCAATTGAAATAGTCGAAAAACAAGAACGATATGATGAATATATAAAACGTATGTATCGTGAAACTGAGGAAAAAGATGCCGATTTATAGCTTTCGAAATAAAGAAACTGGTGAAGAAACTGAAGTGCTTCTTCGTATTGCTGAACTAGATCAATATAAAGAGGATAATCCTCAATTGCAACAGTTTATATCTAGAGCGCCAGCAAATGTTGGCATGGTAAAAGATATGTACTCACGGGTCCCTGATGGGTTTAATGATGTAGTCAAACAGATCAAAAAAGGATCTGGCATGAGGAATACAATTAAAACAAAATGAATAGATCTTTGAAAATTCGCCTTGAAGGGCTTAAAACATTATCGCCAATTACCGAAAATCAGAAAAGGGTTTTTGAAGCTTTCAAAGAAGGTTCTAATCTTTGTCTAGCTGGTTCTGCTGGTACTGGTAAAACTTTTCTATCAATGTACTTAGGACTTGAAGAAGTCTTAGATAAGGAAACACCTTATGATAAATTGGTTATTATTCGTTCTATCGTTCCTACAAGAGATATTGGATTTCTACCAGGAACTGAAGAGGAGAAGAAAGATGCCTATACTGCCCCGTATCGAGGAATCGTCTCTGAACTAGTTGCAGATCCAGAAGCTTGGAATAAGTTGCAACATCAAGGGGCTGTTGAATTTCTTACTACTTCATTTATTCGAGGTACAACTATTTCAAATGCTATCATCTTAGTTGATGAGATGCAAAACCTTACATTCCACGAATTAGATTCAGTAATTACTCGAGTTGGTGAAAATTGCCGATTCATTATGTCGGGTGATTATTACCAAACAGATTTTGATAAAGAACGAGATAAGAATGGTATTCTACAGTTTTTAGAAATCATTGATAAACTCAAGTATTTTGAAACAATCGAATTCTCTTGGCAAGACATTGTGCGTTCCGGTCTTGTTAGAGATTACATTATGACTAAGGAACACATGGGTATTAAATGACAATGGAAAAGAAAGATGGCTAAGTTTACGCGTTTTGATCCTAAGAATAAGAAAAAGCATAAACACAAATTTAATTCAAAAGATCCTGAAGGTCCAAGAATTAAAAGTACTGAAACAAAAAGAAAAGTTAAAGTTAACTTTGATAAACTTATGGTAAATGATTATGACTATATTGACAGAACCGAGGATATTTGAACATGTTGGAATTGACTTGGGTTATAATGACATCGAGGCTGAGACCACTTCTTCAGGACGAAAATATAAGTGTCCTAACGGGGTTTCTTATCCTAGTGTTACTACAGTACTTTCTATATTAAGTGAAGATGGTATTAGGGCTTGGCGCAAACGCGTAGGTGAAGTAGAAGCAAATAAGATTTCTCATAGAGCTGCTACTCGTGGTACAGCAGTTCATGCTATTGTTGAAGATTATATCAATAATAAACCAAACTACACTGAAGGCTATATGCCAAATGTTGTAGAAAATTTTAATGACATTAAAGGTATTTTAGATGAAAGGATTGGTAAAGTTTACGCGCAAGAAGTCCCCTTGTATTCAGATCACCTTGGATTGGCTGGTCGCGTCGACTGTGTGGCTGAGTTTGATGGTGTGTTATCTATCGTCGATTTCAAGACTTCTCGGAAGTTAAAGAAAAAAGAATGGATTGAAGGTTACTTTATACAAGAATCTGCATATGCTGTTATGTGGGAGGAAAGAACTGGTATGCCAATTACCAATTTGGTAACCATTATTAGCGTTGATGGCGCAGAAGCTCAAGTATTCAAAGAACATCGTGACAATTGGGCACCTAAACTATTGGAGACTATTGACGAATATGCGAAGAGAAAAATGTTTGGCCATTAGAGCCCATCAACAAATCGACATATGTTGTGAAACATTATGTGAGAAAGAAGTTGTTCAGCAATATATACTAGAGTTAGAAGATCTAGTTAAAGAACTGCAAGAAAAAATCAATCAACTCGAGGATTATAAATGAGTGAAGATCTTATGGAACTACTTACTGGCGGCGAAAAGAAACGAAATTATTTTCACCATCGCCCAGTAGCAAATATCCATGAATTTTATTTAGTTGGCGAGATTAAACGCGCTGATGAATATATTGATTGGTTTGACATCATCCGCAATGCAGGAAAGAATGATGTAGTTAATATTCATATTAACTCATATGGTGGTGACTTATTCACTGCCATTCAAATGATACGAGTTCTCGGCGAGTGTGAAGGAACTGTAGTTTGTTCTGTTGAAGGTGCTTGTATGTCTGCAGCAACAATGGTATTCTTATGTGCTGATGGTTTTGAAGTATCAGGGCACTCAATGTTTATGTTTCATAACTATTCAGGTGGAACCATTGGTAAAGGTGGTGAAATGTATGATAACATTGTACACGAACGTAAATGGTCTGAAAAGCTACTTCGTGAAATCTATAATAACTTTTTGACTGAAGATGAAATCGTTTCAGTATTAAACAATAAAGATATTTGGATGGATGGCGATGAAGTTATCAAGCGCCTAGAATCTATGAAAGAAAAAGTCAACGAAGACAAAGAAAAGCCTAAGCCTGCTCCACGTCGACGGAAGAAAGCTTCTTAAGCTCAATGACAGCAACGGATTTATTAGAAGTAATTATAACTACCTTACCGTTGCTGTCATAAACAGCCCATTTAAGTGACTTTAGTTCTACTATTCTCATACATATATTTATAAAAAAAATGCATTTCCGTGCATTTTTTTGTGTACATTCTCTCCAGCATAGGTTATAATAATACCATAATCAATGAGGAGAAACGATTATGACTAATGTAAATACCATTATTAACGAGATCAAAGAGACTGTTTCTCCTTTGATGGAACGTTGGGTAGAAGATCGTGTTGCTATGATTATGGATTTGAAATCCCGTGCACGTGCCATTAACGAAAATGAAGAATACAAAGCTGCCTATGCCGCGGCAAAAGAACGTGATCGTTGGTTATCTCTTAGTTCTTTTAAGTTTTATTGGTTTGCTAATATGGGTTTTGGTAAAGGTGATTATCAACTTGCTTGCTACTACAGCGAGAAAGAAATCCAAGAAAAAATGGTTAAAGAAGCTGCAGCTAAGCTTAAAAAGATTGACGTAGCAGTAAAGAAAAAAATCAACTTCGATGTTGACACTGCTGAAAAGCTATACTTCACCGAAGGTAAAGATGGATACTTCGAAGGAGCTTGGAAACTAAACGGCCAGAAAATATTTTCTTTTGATACTTTCTATGCCGGTGGTTATAATATCCAATGCCTTCATGTTCGTACTAAATACAAATTGAAATGAGGAGAATTATATAATGTATGTAGACAATAATAAAACAATCTTAGTCGATGCTGACGGAGTCATGCTTGACTGGGTTTACGCTTTCCGTGGTTGGATGGACCGCCACGGATATACAATGGTAGAACCTGATAGTTATCAGATGGATAAATGTTATGGATTAAGTCGAGAAGAAGGAACTCGACTTTGTCGAATGTTTAACGAATCGGCTACTATTCGAAAGATTCCGCCACTTCGTGATGCTGTGAAATATATCAAAAAGCTTCATGAAGATCATGGGTATGTTTTTCGAGTAATTAGTTCACTCAGTGAAGATACCTATGCTGGTCATTTACGGACTAAAAACTTGATTGAGCTATTTGGTCCTACTGTCTTTGAATCATATGTCTATTTAGATACTGGTGCAGATAAAGATGAAGCACTAGAACCTTATCGAGATTCAGGCTGTTATTGGATTGAAGATAAGCCTGAAAATGCTAATCTTGGTGATAAGCTAGGCCTTGATTCTATCCTAGTGCGCCATCCATTTAATGCTGATTATGTTGGTCCAGCTCATCGAGTATTGAATTGGAAAGAAATCTATGAATATATTGTAGGCGTCTAATATTATAAATAGAATAAAATAGAGGTATAGAAATGAACCTTGAAGATGTCGCCCGGTTTATAAACAACCAACCAGAAGAATCAAAAGTTTATATTGGTTGCGACTCTGAAAGGGTTATAAAAGATAATATTCGATATGCTGATTATACAACTGTGGTGGTAATACATCATGCTGGACGCAAAGGTTGTAAAGTGTTTGGTGATACTATACGTGAACGTGATTTTGATACTAAAATTTCTAGACCTTCGTTAAGGTTAATGAATGAAGTCTATAAAGTATCAGAACTTTATTTAAAGCTGTATGAATTAGTTTATACAGAAATAGAAATACATTTGGACATTAATCCAAATAAAGAACACAACTCATCTTTGGTTGTACAGCAAGCAGTTGGTTATATCAAGGGTGTTTGCATGGTAGAACCAAAGGTAAAGCCGTTGGCATTTGCTGCAACAGCTGCAGCTGATAGATATAAGTCACTGGCAGCATAGGAGATCCGTATGGACGATATTTTTGACTTTGGTTTTACAGCCGTTGATGAAGCTGAGTTAGAAGCAGTACAACAAGCTACTACTCAAGCTACGCAAACAGCTCAAACTGCTGATGAACTACAAGGTAAGATTGATAAGTTGTATAATTCAATTATACCATTGCTTAGTAATCTGAAAAAGAATCCTGAAAAGGAATATATATTATGGCCAAATCGCTTGGCAAAAGTTGAAGAGTTCGAAACTCACTTACAAAAAATTTACCAAGAATAACTGGGAGTAAAACATGGCGGAGTATTTTCACTTCGCTACGATTGCAAGAATAGCTTATTTAGATAATGCAAAAAGACAATTTAAAAAATTAGGATATAATGAATCGCACTTGATTGATATTGATGGAGCTCAGGCACATATCGCGGCGAACCAAGAAAGAATAGTAATTGCATTCAGAGGAACTGAACCTACAGAATGGAATGATCTAAAAGCAGACTTATATGCATTCCATGACAATGGATTCCATAAAGGTTTTCATATTGAATTTTTAAAATTATATAAAGCAATTAATGATTTAATTACTAAGATTGCGGATAAACAAGAAAAACCAAGACAGCTGTTTATTACAGGCCATTCTCTAGGTGGAGCAATGGCTACTGTAGCTGGATTCTATTTCCCAGAAGCTGAAAAGATTTATACCTTTGGAGCTCCAAGAGCTTGTTCATGGTCTAAATCTAAAACACTTTTACCAGAACATATTCGTGTAGTAAATAATAATGATATAGTACCAAAGGTTCCATTTGTAGGAATCGGGTTTAGACATACTGGAACTTTACGTTATCTAAACTTTTATGGCAATGTACGTAACATGTCTAAATGGCAAAGATTTAAAGATGGCTGGAGAGGCCGTTGGAGAGCATTAAAGAAAAGAGTTCCATTCGATGGTTTTTACGATCATTCAATGAATGAATATTGTAGATTTCTAGAGGATGGAAAATGATTGAACTAATCGATAAACTATTATCAGATACTTTGTGGATATATACTAGTATCGCAGGTGCTTTATTGGGTGCTGCTTTCTTATTCTGGTTTAAAGATACAAGAATGGCAACATGGGCTGTACGTAAGTTTGACGGCTTCTTGGAATATCTTGCATTGCGCTGGGGATGGACTTGGCTTCAAAATGACCCTAATGCATGGCGAGTAAAATACCCAAAAATCACTACAAAAATTGATGAGCTTGAAGCCCGTTTGAAAGAACTAGAAAAATGAATATGAAATTTGGAATTGGTGTTGTTGTAGCTATTGTATTACAAGTCTCTGCATTTGTATGGTGGACAGCTCAGCAAGCACAAATCATCCAACAATTAAATGAACAGGTTACAGAATTGACCAGTCGTATGGCAGTAGAAGAATCTGTTAATATGATGCGTGATCTTAAAGATATTAAAAAAGAATTAGATGAGCACGAAGAGTGGATTGATGATATATATTATACTCAAAATATGCTTATAGAGTTCGCAACTTTTACAGAAAATCGTTGGGCTGATACTTATGGAACAGACAATTCATACGAAAGAAAATTTGGTATGAAAGAACCAGCTAAGGAGTAATAACATGAAATGGCTAACATCTAGATCAAAAGAAAGAACTACACTTGATGGAATCGTGTTAGTAGCAACTGGTGTTGCAATGATTTTAGTGCCGGTAGACCTAATTGCTTATGCAGCAATTTTCTATGGAGCATGGACAATCTGGAAAGCAGAATAAGGATATATTAAATGAGTTTTGAATTTGAATTTACGAAGGAACACCTTGGAGAAATTATCTCTGATGATCCTGATAACTGGTATGATGCGCTATGTGAAATTCTACCAAAGTATGGTATCACAAATGAACGTAGAGTTGCACACTTTCTAAGCCAAACCGCGCATGAATCCGGTGGCTATAAACGTTTGGAAGAAAATCTAAATTATTCAGCTAAAGCTTTGAGGGCTGTGTTTGGCCGTTACTTTGGTCCAGCTCCTAAACGTGACGCAGACGAATATCACCGTAATCCTGAAATGATTGCTAACTATGTCTATATGGATGAATTCCGTAAGTACAAAATGGGTAATACAGAAGATGGTGATGGATGGCGTTTCCGTGGTCGTGGTTTGAAACAGCTTACAGGCCGAGAAAACTATACTCGCTTCGGCAAATCCATTGGTATGTCAGCTGAAGAAGCAGCAGGATATGTTGCAACTCCTGGTGGTGCTGTTGAATCTGCTTGTTGGTTCTGGGATGCAAATAATCTAAATGATATTGCAGATTCAGATGATGTTAAGCGTATGAGTAAAAAGATTAATGGTGGTACTATTGGTCTTGAAGATCGCCAAAAGCGTTATGTACATGCAATGAAAGTACTTGGTATGGATGCTGAAGATTTAGTAGCAGACGATGATGATGTTGCAGAAATCTTAGATGATATTGGCGTACTACGTAAAGGTTCCAAAGGCGAAGGCGTGAAAATTATGCAAGAAGCTTTGGGTATTGGTGCTGATGGTGACTTTGGTCCAGGTACTGAAAGAGCTCTTAAAGAATGGCAGGCCGCAAATGGTCTTACAGCTGACGGTATTGCAGGACCAGCAACATTTAGTAAATTATTGGAGTAAGTTATGTTTTTTGGAATCATCTTATTATGCACGGCAGGAACTACTGAAATATCAGGAGAAACTTGTGTATTGTATAACTCACCATCCACTTTTGATACTGAAGAAATGTGTATAGCTTCGGTCGGAAGTGTCCTTATGTCTGAAGCAATGGAACTAAATATTGCTTCAGGATTAGAATTACACAATGCTCGATGTTTTGATGTTAGACCAGATAGTATTGATGATTCTATTTAAATCAAAGGGGACCAAAAGGTCCCCTTTTTTATTATGTAAATATTGTTGCTATTGTTACAGTTATCCAAAATAGCACCATAACAATAACCCATATCCAACCTACAACACTTATGTCATTATGGTGATTCATTAGTCATTCAATGGATTATCTAAAGCTTCTTGTAGCTTCTCATGTATATCTGTATCAAGTTGACGCATATCAGCATCAATTCGATCTTCAGTTTCTCTCATAGTATTACGAACATCTTTTTCAGATTCACGAATAAGAGCTTCAACTTCTCTTATTGATTGTTGGACATCTTTACGTAAATCATTCATCTCATCGCGTAGTGTTTCTAAATGAGTTTCAATAGCATTTTGAGAGTCCTTTATTCGATCTTCTGATGCATCAGTCTTGTCTTCAAGTCTTTCAACTAATTGTTCCATTTCCATTACATCTTCTCTTAAATCAGATTTAATGTCTCGAGTATATTCAATTGCTTCTTCAATACGAATCATTTGGTTATCCATTGTTAGAATAACCTTTTCATTTTCAGCAGCAATTGCATCTACATCAATATTTTGAACAACTTCTTTCATATCCATGTAGTCTTTATAAAACTCAAAACCTGCCCACAAGCCACCGCCAAGTGTTGAAAGAGCGGTAAGTACTACAAACATTTTTCCACCGCGGAATGTAGTTCCCGCAAATTCAAACTCAGCCATTATTTTCTCCTATTTCATTTTTTCTCTAGCTTCATGAACATCAGCCGGGTCAATTACACCTTCGTGCATTAGCTTATTTCGGTTACCTATATGAGCACCTTCAACATCTGCTTTGTTTTGACCAAAGTATTTTACTGCATGTCCTTCTTCGACTAAGATTTCAGTTACTCTTTTATCATTAACTTTAAAATCACCGAGTA